AGTCGGGATGACCAGATTTCAGATACAATTTTTATCTTTCTAATACGCTGATTTTCAATAGGGCCATTTTAGGTTTTTGCTAAAAATTCACCGAGTTTTCACCGATATTGTACTTTTGATATGTCTTTGCAAGTCAAATATTTGAGAGATTTACTCTTTCAAATATTTGACAATTTATACCGTAAAATCACTCTCTAATCCTTTTCGGATGCATCCTAATCACACGACATTCGCTACTTTTTTAGCAGGTTTTTCAGACGCTCCTTCAACGAGCTTAGCAGTCAAACGCTCGATGGTTTGCTGCTGATGTTCTATGGTCTTCTGTTGCATTGATATTATAGAATACAGTTTATCTGTATCCGTTTCCTCCTCCTTTTTCTCTCCCATAATCAACCAGTTAGCATCTATTCCGCTGAAACTGGTTAATATCTTCATTATGGTCTCATAATTAGGAGCATTCCTACCAGACACGATATTATTCGCAGAACTCCAAGGAATGTTTAATTTACGAGCAAATGTGTTCACCGTGTGCCCTTCTTTTTTCATCAATTGAGCAATTCGAGTTGTAATAGTTTCTTCTTCCATTTTCATTATTATTTAAGAAATGAGAGAAATAACCTCTCATTTATTTGTTTATTTCAAATAAATGTTAGAACTTTGCGCTACGAAAGTATAACTTGCGCTACGAAAATAGTAAAAATCTATCGAGAGCGCAATAAAATGAACATTAAAAATATAAAAAATGAGATTTAAAGAGTACATCAATTCTCTTCCCAATCAACGGTATGAAGAGATTATGAGATTAAGTAAATTATGCCGTGTGAATGAGTCCACAGTATATAGATGGTTGAGAGGCGACTTTACTCCAGACCCTCTGAAAAGGAAGGTGATATCAGATTACCTTAATATCCCTGAGAAAGAACTCTGGCCTGATGTTTAAGGAGTGCTTGCACTGTGATTATCATCGCATGTGCATAAATGGTATTTACTGTAACTTACTTGAAAAGTATGTTCAGTATTCTACGGAAAAAGAATGTAAAACAAATAAAACAATCTTATGAAAACAAAGGAATTTGAAAAAGCAATTGACGCATTAAACTTAGGTATCGTTATTGACGAAATGAAATTAAGACATTCTGATGTCCGTCAAGTCATTGCTCATCAGGGCAGCAAAGGTATCGTATGGGATGAAAACGGTCATGCTTTCACTATTAGCCTGAAAAAAAATATATATATTGCACCCAATGAGGATGGTGTATGGGAGCGTGTAAAAGGATATCCTCTTAACAGAAACAAATTGTATGACCTTAAATTTGAATAACTATGACCAGCATTAGAAAAGTTAGAAAAAAGGCTATCCGCAAAATAGGCTTCAGAATGAGCCTTAGGTTTTATTACAAGAACTCGAACGAAAAGTTAAAGTTAACTCCGTCTGTTAGAAAGGAAATAAGACAGGGGTTAACAGAATATTTAAGAAAGCAATGTTTGTAGATGTAGATCGTTGGGGTAATTACTCCATTCAAGATCTTACAGAGTGGGATCTTAAACTACTACGTGCTGCATTACGGGCTTATGTTCAATGTAATTTTGGGCACGTATCTAAAGCCGACCGACTACGGATTTTGATCTTTGATAAAGAATTTAGAAATATTATGAAAGATGAAAATGAATTGTAAAGAAACGAAAAAGCGGTGGACCGCAGAGGAAGCTGAGTACATTCAACAGAATCTTGGTAAAGTCTCTCTTGAAGCAATGGCTGCGCATCTTAATAGAAGTCCAATGTCTGTCAGGCTTTATGTACTCCGAAAGCGAATTACTCCAAAAACATCTATTAAGAGAAATATCTTAATGATGATGTTGAAGACGAAATTCAGACATCCAGAGGATTTCAGTCCGACAAGAGCATTCTATCAAGAGACTAATATCAATCAACGTCGCTGGTGGGACTTGTACTACGGACGAAAATCTATTACAGCTAAGGAATACGCTGCAATAGCGGATTACTTGGGCTTAACCATTCAAGAAGCCTTCGAATCACGTCAATTGACGTTTTTCGAGGAAAATGAGGAATAAGGAATATGATTGATAAGAATTTCATTGAAAAGGTTAAATCATCTCTGAATATTGTAAATGTAATAGAGACCTTTACCCACCTGCACAAGACAGGTGCGAACTATAAGGGCGTATGCCCCTTTCATGATGACCACTCTCCTTCAATGGTGGTCAGCCCATCAAGACAGACATATCACTGCTTCGTATGTGGAGCGAGTGGAGATGTCATATCCTTTGTTCAGAATCATCTGAACATTAGCTTCATGGAAGCACTCCGATGGTGTGCAAATCAAGCAGGCATCGAGTTCCCTACCAAGGAACTCACACCAGAGGAAGAAGCTGCCTATAAGAAAAAGGAAGCACAGCGTATCGCAATAGATGCTGCTGCAAAGTTCTTTCAAAAGAACCTTGGGCAAGCAGAGAGTTTCCTTGCATCACGTGGATATAGTCTTTCTGACAAAGCATTGACCGACTTCGGTGTAGGTTATGCTCCAATGGGTAACCTTGCTCTCGCAGAACTGTCAAGAGCTGGTTATTCACAAGAACTATTACAAGAGGTTGATGTCCTTGGGAATAGCGAAGGTCGTTTATACGACCGATTCCGTGACCGCTTAATGTTTCCTTTCTACGACATGCAAGGTCATATCATAGGTTTCTCTGGACGAATAGTGACTCCAAACGATAAGACTGGTAAATATGTAAACACAGGCAAAACACCTCTATTCACGAAGGGTAAGCACATATTCGGATTATACCAGGCACGCAAGAGCATAGGTAAGACAGGCTTCGCATATCTTGTTGAAGGCCAGTTTGACGTTATGTCTCTTCACAAGGTAGGTGTTGAGAATGTCGTAGGTGGAAGCGGTACAGCCTTCACCGATGACCAGGTGAAGCTACTGCTACGCTTCACCGATGATATCATCATGATTTACGATGCAGACCCTGCTGGAGTCAAGGCTTCGTTAAAGAACTGCGAGCTGCTTCTGAAGGCTGGGGCAAAGGTGCGTTGCATCCGCCTTGAGAAAGGCATGGACCCAGACGAGTTCGCAAAAGCAAATGGCAGCCTCACAAGTAAAAAACTGAAGGACTTAACAGAACCCTTCCCAAAGGCATTCAAGCGCATGATCCTCCCACGAGGCTGCAAGGACGAAACTGTTATAACAGACTGCTTGAATTCCATCTGTACCCTCGTAGCGTGTGTGCAAGAACCCGTTCTCCGCCTCGAATATATCAAGACGATTACAGAAGACTTTAGAAGCAAAATTGGTATCATTGATAATAAGGTACGAAATATTCGTAACAAACTGAAAGAATCAGCTGTGCAGACAAACACACAGACTGGCATCTTCGGTATCGATGCGTTGAAAGAGAATATTGAAAGTGACCGTCCTGCAATCATCACCTCTGTAATGCAAGACTTCCTCGATGGATATGGAGAAGAACCTATCGTATATGTATCTGGACGGCCTTCAACCAACGATATCCAAGAGTTACGAAGAGTCTATTGTTATTTTATTTCTTCAGAGACAGGTTGCAGCATTACAGATGATGGAGATGAAAATAATTACTTGCATACTCTCACAGAAATGTTTCGTGCAGGTATTAGGATAGATATGACCTTCAGTGATAGTACAGGTTCGTTCCTTGACTATTACATAGCATTGCACGGTAAGTTCTTCGAAAACTTCAATGGAGACCGAGTTCCTCTTGTTTCACGTTGTATCGAACTAACGTCCTATGCGGACGAAACTGTTATAACCATAAACAGAAATCATTACTGTTCTTTGCTCAAGCTGACCAAGGGTCAGTTTGACGAGATAAGAAAGCCATTCGTCCTCAAGCGTAAGTCTGCAATGAAGGTGAGTATGCAAGCAGACAACCTCGATGACGAAGAGTTCGATGTGAACGAACCTCCAGACTATGTACAAGAGAACGAAGAGTACAGAAGGATGTGGAAAGAGAGTGGCTATTACCCACGACTCAACAAGAAGAGCGAGCCTGTGTGTTATATGTTCCGCAATAAGAATGGCAATGGCATGACACAAGTCGCAGACTTTTTTATGACTCCATTGCTCCATATATTCTCTGATGATTTCGAACAGAATAAGCGTGTGCTGCGCATCAATCGTAGATATTACGAGACACCTATATATATAGAGATACCTTCTAAAGCTATGTTGAAGATGTCCTCTATCGAGGAGGTATTAATCAACTACGAAGCTGTGAACTTCAATGGTGAAGAGTGGCAATGGAAGGCAATTAAAACATATATGAGTCGCCATTTCGTAATGTGTTCGGAGGTGAAGACCTACGGTAATCAACAGAGCGAAGGTATGAGTCGAAAGACAGATGAACAGTTCTTTGCTTTTGCGAATGGCATCTTCCATAATGTCGACGGCCAGTGGGTGTTCGACCCCGTTAATGAACTGGGTGTGGTTACGCATAATAAGAACAATTACTACCTTCCTGCTTTTTCAACTATCTATGCAGGTAGTGGTAAGCAATCAGATAAGTACGAACTCATAAGTCAGCTTGTATACAAGGAGGTCCCAGCAGAGAAGAAGGTCAGCTTCGAAAAGTGGGCATCACTAATAGACCAGGTATATAAGATTAATGACAATGGTAAATGGGCCTTAGTTTTTGCCATAATGTGTGCCTTTAGAAGCAACATCCACTGCATCGATAGACTTTTCACCGCTCCCTTCTTTATGGGGCCAATGTCGTCTGGTAAGACACAGATTGCAATTTCAATCCGCTCACTATTCATTTCTCCTAATATACCTATTTTCAACCTAAACACTGGTACCGACGCTGCGATGTCTACCATCATGGGAACTTTTAAGGACGTTCCTGTAGTTCTGGATGAATACAATAACAAGGACATCAGCGATACTAAGTTCCAAGCTCTGAAAGGTATCGTATATGACGGTGATGGTAAGCAGAAGAGAAAAGGGACCTCTGGGCGAGAGATTGAGAACGATAAAGTGTTTGCTCCTGTCATCATCTGCGGTCAAGAGACACCACAGCGTGATGATAACGCACTTATGAGCCGTGTGATTGTCTGCGAGGTACCTAAGCCTCGTAACCGCACACCTGAAGAGGTGCGCATCTTCGATGAGCTGAAGACGATTGAAGATCCTAATAAGATAGGGCTTTCGAACGTGCTTCTTCAGATACTTGAGCTGCGTCCTATGTTCATGGACCATTTTAGAAGCCTTAAACAAGAGGCTTATAACGAACTAAAGCAAGACATCATCAACTCTGGTGAGATGGACCGCTTGATGAAGACCGCATCCCTCTTCTTGGGTACAGTCAAACTAATCGAGCGATATTCTAACCTTCGCCTACCATTCACCTACGATGAGTTCTTCAATATTGTTCAAGAAAAAGTACAATTCCAGTTGTCACTTATTCGTAGCACTGATAAGCTGGCTATGTTCTTCACAGCTGTCAATAATATGATTGACACGAAGCAAGTCATTGAAGGTCGTGAGTTCCTCATTGAGCAGCCTAAGAAGGTTACAGGTAAAGACTCACGTGGTGACTCTAAGACATTCACCTTCGAGGCAGATTCAAACATTATGTTTCTGCGTTTGAGTGCAGTATTCAGCATCTTCGACAGGAGCGGCTACAACAACGAAAGCAGCACACTGTCAACCATCGAACAGAATCTGCGTAGCCATGCCTCTTATATTGGTACTGTTTCTTCAAGAAGATTCACATGGGAAGAAACGGTCGACGACGTTCGCTACGATGACAAGGTAACGATGGTCAAGCTGCGCAAGCAGAAGAGTACATCTACCAGCGCAATCATTATTGATTACGACAAGTTTGTCGAATCATATAATATAGATTTCAGAAGAGACTTTTCTGAAGACGCAAACAAAGACAGCAAGTCTGTCGAGACCAAGGTAACTAATACAACTGAAGAACCACTGAAAAAACCGCTTTCTCAAGACTTGCCTTTTGAGCCGTCAGACGAAAGTGACGAACCTTTTTAATGAGGGTTTCATTCTTATTCCTTGGAGCCGTGCCTGTTCGGATGAATAGGCACGGCTCATTTTCTATTCATCTAACTAACATTCTTTCTTACATTTTAAACTGCCAAAGCCGGCGAAAAATCCCCCGTACCCCCCAATTTTCAGAAGAAACATTGAAAACATGACTTTTGAAAATAAAATTTTAGAAAAACACCGTCCTACAATCCTACAATCCTACA